TCGAAATCGGTATCAGAGAAAATCCGGAGCATTACTCACTCTCCACTTCGACCCATCGACCATCAGAAAGCTGCTTCACATTAACGAATGACCCATCATGGAGCTGGCGACGCCGAACCACTCTGCTCTGCCGCTTTTCCTTCTCTTTTGCCGCCTCTATTCGGTTGTAAGCGTTCATAGGTCCACCAGACCAAAGCTCAGCATCCGCCTCTAGCTGTTCTACTCTCTCAAGATCCGCGTTTCTCTCCGGCTCCCCTTCAACTTCCGGAGCCTCTTCGTCTCCCGGCGACGGGTTAGCATACTTCTGCTGAAGTTTGATAGCACCGTCGACGTACGCCTCGATCGCCTTGGGATCGGCAACTCCGTCAAGGCCTCCAAGAATGTTCGAGGCCTGCTGGTACAGGGAAGAAATATCCCTCATAGTTGGCTGCCCGTTTGTGTCGGCCAGTTTCTTGATGTCCCCCTTCTGATCGCGTGATAGCAGGAACTTCCCATCCTTGGATTGCCACGTCTGCCCTACGCCCTGACCTTGTGGCCACGGAGATTTCTTGCGCAGCCTGGGGAGAGGCTCAATGCCGAGCTGTTTCGACATGACCTGATCGCGGATCTCCTCCAGCTCATCCTCGTTGTAGTCGCCGGACTTGACCGCGTTCTCGTATGAGTCGGTGAGCTTGTCGAAGTCCATGCGCTGCTTGGCGCTGTATTCCCACTCGAAGTTGTCGCGACGGTCCATACGATCATTCTCGCGCTGATCGAGACTGAAATCGCGGCCAGCCTCGTCACGTTCGAGCTGGAACTCACGGGACTTGTCCAGCTCTCTACTGCGAGCGCGAAGGCTTGAACTGTGCATGTTCCCACGTACGCGACGATTCTCATTCTGGTTGATGAGGGCAAGAGCCCGGCCAGAGTCCTGGCTATGCCGTGCTCCCTGACCACCACCATACGCACCGTAGGCAGCCGCTGTGGCGTTTTGTCCGTGCTTTACTAGAATAGCCATAGATCAAATCCCCTCGTAATCAATCAAACTTACGGGTGCATACCGATACGTGCCTTGCACACGCGACAACACTCTTGCTGTATTCATTTACCAGATCATGCTTGGATTCGCCACTAAAATGCAGGGCGGACGAAAGACCACAAGTTGACTCATAGACCTCCATGCAGCACGACGAATCATAAGTATGGAATCCATCAGTCATAATGCTAGCAGCTAGCTCACCGACACAACGCTCATGCTTTAGGTGTGAACCGCGCAACGATCTGATTGTATCGTAAAACTCATCAAGACGATCAGCCCTGTGATAGCTGAGAGCTAGGCATCTTCGCAAGAACGTCTTCCCATTACACCTGAACCGCATGTGGCTGTTATAATGAGGTGGATAGGCCAACAGCGCAATATCGGAGGCAGGTGCAGGAGGTAGCTCACTAAGGAGTATTACGTCCAAATCAAGAAGCAAACATGGTTCTCCGAACAAACCAAAAGCCTGCATACGCATCGCATCATACATCAATTGCTCAGCACCTTTAAGATTCACAAACTCAACAGGAAGCGGCTCTGCCACAACACAGGCATCAGACAACTTCATGCCGGGCGGAACAATCAGCCGTATGTCGGCATCAGGATAAACAGTTCTTACTGCCTTCCGCCACATGGGTAGTAGCGATTCAAACACCGCGATTGCTGGGGAATATGCAGCCGCGACGATCATACCAAGGACACCTCCACGCTTGCTATCGTACTGACGACGGCGGCGTTCGTAAATTCCCAGTCATAGGCACCGATGTATCCATCGGCTCCATCTCGACGAAAAGTCTCCATAACTGGCATCCCTGCTGTGCCGGGACTTGTACGCTTAAACGAAACCTCCCAAAAGTAATCGGTATCATCTACAAGCCTCACATAAGCACGGGAATAATATGCACCTACCGCCCACAACGTATAGTTGCGCCAATAATCCTCAGTCCGCCATGCTAATGTCGCCGGACTCTGCCCGCTAAAGAACGTTTCCCCGTTAAAGGTGATAGAACCAGACCATGTAAGCACGAGAGACGAAGGTTGCCCCCCGATAATCAAGTGGTTATTTACCTCTTTCTTTGCAAGATGGCCATTGGAGAGCTTTCGGAGATGCGTCATTTCTTATGGCTCCTCCGGAGTCTCTACTGTTACCCGTGTTTCGCCGCTCACGGAGTAAAGACGACCGTACTTGTCATAGGTGCGCTTCCGTAGAAACGAATAGAGAATCTCGTCGCCAGCGTCGTTGTAGACCTCCCTGGACACGTACCACTCCGCAAGCCCATTTGCCGTCCCAGCTGTCCATGTATCCGACGACGCTGTTTCGCTCCCCTCCGTCGCCGCTCCGATCGTCGTAATGCTAGCACCGGGATTGTCTGCCGCTCCACCAGGAGCATCACCCCAGCCCTTAACACCGGCATCAGTTGTCCCGTAAACCTTACTGTTGCCAGGTGCAGCCTCGTCACCGTCTAGCTCGATCTGGTCTCCGGCGCTGATAACGATGGACTTTGCCACCTTGGCATCGAGATAGCCAGGTGTGGTATCACTTGAGTCAGCGAGAACTTTGTTGCCGTCCTGAAACCCCTTTGTTCCAGAACCGTTAGTGCCGTAAACCTTGAAGTTTCCAGGAGCGGCTACGTCACCGTCGAGCTCGATCACGTCGTCGACGGCGACCACGACCACAGACTTTGCTACCTTTGCATCGAGGTAGCCAGGTGTGGCGTCGTCTGAATCAGCCATGACTTTATGGCCGTCCAACCACCCCTTTGAACCGGATACATTCGTTCCGTAGAGCTTATTGTTACCAGGAGTGGTCGCGTCACCGTCCAGTTGAAGAGCATCGCTATCGACCACGATCGACTTGGCTACCTTCGCGTCCAGGAACCCCGCAGCCGCGTCAGTGGCGCTACCCTTAACCTTTTCGTCGGTGTTCGACGAACTACTTCCGTCGTCGTCCTCTTCCGGCTTGCGGAGAGGCATGTGCTTACCAGTCGTCCAGTCAATAGGGTTTTTCTTCCCGAACGGCAACCGTGGATTGGTTTCAATACGAAGAGGCTCCACCCCTTCCGCTGGCTGCCGGTTGCCAAAATGTCTAACGCTAATGGCCATTGAGTAACCCTCTATGACGCCGGGGCAACAACCGAAGCCGACTCGCTAAACCCGAGCTTGGCTGCAATTTCCGCGAGCCCCTGCATACCAGGGTAGTCGTCCGTGCGTCGTTCCATAAACGAATACATCGCTTGCAATATCCGATTGCGCTGGTCGATGATCGTAAGTGATCCGTCCTTCTGTAGCCGGAAGAGACGGTCACGCGCATCGAGGATCCCTCGGCTTGCCTCCACCCGGCGCGCGTGCAACTTGTCCTGCTGGCCGATCTGCTGCTCGGCAATCTTGTCGTTGAGGTCAGTAATGGCCGCAGCCCTCTCGCGCTCATAACCGGCCAGTACGGTGTCGAACACAGTAGAGTTGTTCATCCCGCGAGAAATCAGGTCTTGCGTGAGCCCTGCCTCCTTGGCGTCAAATGCCGCGTTAATTCGCGTGAGCTCACTGTCACCAAATCCATCTAGCAAGCCGTCAACGGCATCCTCGTAAGTAGTGAGGTCCGTCTCCATTCCCGCTATGACCTGTGCGACAAGAGTGTCATAGGAAGTCTGATCCGATTCGATGTCAGTCAGTTCACTCTCGGACTGCTGAAGCATGACGCTGTAGAGCGTAACCAGCTCGTCGTACCGGGAGTCATTTATTGATCGGCCTTCATTGTAGGCCGAAGTAAACTCGGTAATGAGCGAATCAAGGACCCGCTCGGACTGCATTTTCCGGCGCTTCAAATACGCCGTAGAGAACTCTACAGAGTTACCGAGGATATAGCCCCAATAGCTCTTCTTGTCGTACATTACCCATCCCTGGGCCATGTACCATTCAAGATAGTTGGTAGGATGGAAGCCGTCCCATTTGACGGTCATGTATTCAGTCTCGAACCATGCCGTTGCGTCGAGCACTTCCTGTACTATCGGATCAATGTCCGTGATGTACTGCAATGGGCTAATGTGATCCATGAGTTATCCCCTTCTACCACGCAGCGACCGTATAGGCCTCCTGGTACTGAATCAGAACGCCAAACAACCGGAGGTCGACGTCCATCGCCGTACCGCCCCCATCATAATCATAATCGCGCGTCAGCTTGAAATGAATCAAGTCGCCTAGTGTAGGACTGCCCGACACCGTGATCTCGCCGCTGGACGGACTGATATGCATGTCGTCGTCAGCGATAACCTGGTCGGCGACAACTACGGCCGTCCCAAGCGTTGAATCCATAGGAGAGTCGTTTGCAAACGCCCCAGCCGCCAGCGACAGGCTTATGTATTCGTCCGGGTTGGCGTCCGAATGGGCAGGAGCCCAAAAAGCCTTAAACTTAAACGTGAGACGATCCCACTCCGGAGGCATGACAATGTTGAACTCTGCCGACTCGTCGGCCGCCGCACCAGCGAAGAGTAACACGTCGTGATTCATATCATTGGTAGGGTATTCGTGGGTCTCGATGTCCGCGCCGGCCGTTGTGCTGGCAACCATGTCACTCGCGCGGATCCACAACTCCTTGAGGCCCCCCAGGACGGCCCTGACAGCCGCCTCAGTGGGCACAGAGAGGTTATCGGCAGTACCGGACGCCCGGATAGCCGTAACAAGGGCAAGGCCGTCCTTGAGCGTCTTTTGCGACGAACTCCACTGGGGAAGGTTATCCTCGGTGGTTGTCGCCGGAGCGCCACAGTCACCGCCCGAAGCCATTAGGTTGGCGTAGGTGACTTTCTTTTCAACGCCTCCCTGCACAATATATAGCACGTCTGTAGCCGTAGGAGTGACACCCGTAAGAGCAACAACATAATCCTTGAGTGCCCCATAGATCGCCGTGCTGATTGCAGAAAAGGCAACCTTTTTGCCGGTCGATCCCTGTGTCACCAGAAACACATGATCGTCGGCCAGTGTCGAGCCGCTATCGAGGTCTGAAACGTCAAGGATCGTCGCCTCGATCGTCGCCCGGACGTACTCGGCCAGAAGAGCGAGCGTGACAGTCTTTTCCGTGGCTCCGCCGTCCTTGAGTGCCAGCACGTCGGCATTGTCCGGAGCCGACTCGGCCGCTTTTCCCCAAATGGTGTCGATCGCGTACTGGCTCACAACGTCAATGTCCATTGGCTTTATCACGCCGCCCTGGAGAAGAAAGACTCCATCGGCCCCAGTGACGGAGGATCCGGCCGCTACCGCCTCGATCGCGTCGATGATAAATGCCTTGATATTGTCGATGGTGACGCTCTTGGGGGATCCGGCGTCCGACACGGGGAGTAGCTCAACGCCCGAAACACTGGCATCTGGTGTTGCTTCTGAAATCTTCATTATCGGTTCCTTCCGAATTGACGGGCTACGATGGCCACAGCCTCGTATGCCCACTTCGTTTCTGCTGAAATCCAAACGATCATCCACGGACCGCGCGAGCGTGGACGGTTGACCCTGTTACGCCCCTCGCTCCATGTTCCTGAATCGGCGACACCTTCTGGTGTCCCATTTGCTAGCATAGCATTGACGGCTGCAACGGCGGTATCCGCGGTACTCTCGGCGCTCTCCCCCATTATGACGTGCCAAGTGACCGTACTTCCAATGTCCTGCGCCATAATTCCGTGGAGCTCAGCAAGCAAAGCGTCTCGAACATCGTTGGCCGAGGTTCGCACGGGGCCGATAAGCACATGACTCTGCAAAGTCTCTCCGTCGTCGTCGACGGCCGAAGAGACAAACTCGCGCCAAGTGGTGTCGCGGCCCTGGAGGTAAACCCGCTCCAGGTTGTCACTCTTGACCCTGGCGGCAATCACAGGCTGGTGGCCAGCATCGCCGAACACCACGGGCCAGATGGCCTTGTTCTCTATGTCGAGGAAGTAATGGCTCCCGGTGCCTGACGCCGGTGTAATGAAAAGATGATAACCGCGAGCGCCCGGATCGTAAGCCATGACGATAGTATTGCTGTCGACGTCGACGTTCTTGAGCTCGTCGGGGATCCGTCCCTCGCTGAACCGAGCAGGCCGCGAGCCTACGTTTCCTACATACACGCCGTCGTTGCTCAGAAATGCCAGCTCTTCACCGTTAAGAGCCCACCCGTAAGGAGCGATGATTCCTATATCTTCGTCAATTACTTGCAGCTTGCCTGTTACCGGGTCGCCTCCGAGGATATGGAGAGAGTTGTTGGTGGCAAAGATTAAAGCCTTGTCGCGGTGAGGAATGATTGCCGTGAGGTCGCTACCGGTCTGCCCCGCAAGTTCTACCGTTCCTGCTACGGCCCGGCCTATGTCGGTCATTTCCGCGCCATAGTCCCAGTCGGCATGATCCCCAGCACGAGAGGCATACCACAATGCGCCTTTTCCAAGGACAACACGATCGCGGTAGATGCAACTGATCGTGTAATCGGTAGGGGCTTCTCCCTTATCTGCTAGCACGCTGATAAGAGAAGCGGGGTTGATGATCTCAATCCCGTCGGAGGTCTCGATAAGCGTCTCTGCGTAGTCGTAGGTTATATCCCCACCAGACTCCCACTCGATCGTCGAACCGTCTTCCCACTCCCAGTCGCCTTCAGCGGTTGTCGTGACGCCTGCTATCTCGACCAGGCCCGGCCGTGATCCTCCGCGCTCGCGGCCCTCAAGCGGAGCTGCGCCACGGACGTTGACCGCCCAAGGGGCGGAGTACGGTCGCGTCTGGTCGCGATACCCCCCTCGCCGGACTACTCCGGCAAGAGGGAACGCTAACGTCTTATTGACGGTTTGAGGCATAGGAGAGAACCTACACGCCCCACAATTCGATAAGGAACAGTCCCGCCGAATAGTCGGCGTCACCGCCGCCTGAACCCATCGCGAGCACCAGGTGGTCGTCGGCCGGAGGCAGAGCCGTCAGCGCGATAACGTCCCCAGTGGCCCATGTGGCGCCGTCGACAATCTTCACGTTCGCCGTGGCATCGCCTATCGCCGTATCCTGCGCGAGCGTGCCCTCGTTGGCTGTAAAAAGGTCTATGTCCGCATGACCAGTGGCAGGGGTCAAGAGACAAGACATACGACCAGCGACAATCGTACCGTTCACGGCTGCGAGGATCTGCCCTACATGACAGTTGACAGTAGCGGCATCCTTACCGACAACAGCGCCGGTGACGCCATTCCCACCGTCGTTCAGACCGGTGATGTCGAGGAAGATTTCTGTCTTGAACAGACCGCCCACCTTCGTCACGCGATGCTCGCATACGGTACTTGTCCCCGTTGAGACACCCGTACCGGCTACCATGTCGGCCAGTATCACGGCCAGCTCTGATCCGCTCGCGCCGACCATCAGTGAAGCCGTACGAACCACATCGAGAGCCTTGTTGGCATCCAAGATTGCCGCCACGCTTGCCGTTGCCGTACCCGCGACCGCACCCAAGAGCGCCTCTTGCGCTGCCGTCATTGCCGCCACGGCGACGAATGAACAGCTTGTACCAGAACCTTCATTGATGTAGAAGGCCGTCCCTGCCCCTCCATCCGTATGGATGAAATTGCAGCCCGTTGCATACCCTGACGCACCGCTCGTCGGCACTATCGTTCCGTAAGAGAGAAGGATTCCGTGACCAGGAGCCCTCACCATTACGCCGTCTGCTGTGTGAAGATCAATGGTCCTCATTCAGCTTCTCCTTGTGTTGGGGCACCCGTCCAATACGAAGCGCCATTTTTGTCAAAAGCAACCACTCGCCAACCGCGGCGAATGGCCTCGTCATACGTTCCATCCGGGGAAAGGTACAAGAATCGCCGAGGCAGTACCCCTCCGTCATACAGACACCGATTGCCAGCACCGGAGCAAATCACCGTCCAGGGAATTAGTTCGCCAAGCCGCGTAAACAAAGGACGCCCCTCTTTGAGCCACCCCTTTTTGCGCAGCCATCCGTCTACTGTCTGCAATAGAAGTTCCACGTAGCCGTACCGTTTCCCATTGAGCTTCCGTGCCCGACGAGCAATTCGTTCCCTCTGAAACCATGTGAGATTAGTCGGCCGAAAGATGATGTAGTGAGCACCAGAAACAATACAGGCAGAGATTCGAGAATCCAGTGACCGAACGACGACTCCGCCATTATTCAGTGAGGCGAGGGCTTCAAGGACTTCGTTAAAGAAGAGCACTTGAAACTGATGATCGGCGACAGTCTCGGCCTCATGCTCACCGGTAGTCATAAACCCGATAGCGTCAGTAACGAAAGAACTTCCGTTCTCATACCCAACGAATCCAACGTCACCACATCTAAGAGTACAGTCAGTCACGAGCACCCCTGTCAATTCCTAGTTTCCCACAGATAGCCGCGGTATCCTCTCCGACCGTAATAATCTTGTGGTCAAGCGAGCGCATCCAGGCAAGGCGCTCTTTGCATACATTTTCCTGAGAGCTTATACGAGCTCCCAGCGCAACAATCTTACGGCCTTGGTCTATTACTTTCACGGCAAGCCACCCCCAAAAGGACACAACAGCGACTCCACTAGCAATGCAAGCCTCGATTGGAACAATCATTTACCATGTCTCCCCTTTATACGAGATGTCGTACGAAGTGCCGTTAGCATGACGGCTCCTTGCGCTCGACTCTGCCGTATCCCCTTGACCCATAGAGCCGAAAAAACGCGCTCCATTCTTCCTGTCTTGAGCCACGCCCGTTGCTAGCAGTCGTGTAAACAAATCCCAGTGTATGCTCTTCTCGTCGTTCGCCCGTTGCTCGGCGACGGATAAACAGCTCTCGGTGATAAGCTCGGAGTGCTTCATGCCTCCAAGCGGATAAGGGTTGTCGGTTTTCACGAGCTTCCCGGCAAAGGCCTCGTATCGGTACGTCAACGTATAGGCATCGTCGGGGATGGGCCACCAGACTATCTCCTGGCGCTGGCCGGTGGCACCGTCGCCAGCCTTGAACCGCACGGACGCATGTAGCGGCCTACTCGCATTGGAGTCACGTTGAAGCAATGTGAGTATCCTGTGCTCGCTGAGCACGGTGATCGACCGTGCGTAGACGGTAGACTCGAAATGAAGATCACCGGCGATGCGTCCAAAGTCATCCGGAAGATCCTGGGCGGCGTCACTCGCTGTCGTCTCAATCGTTGTGGTCGGTTTAATAAACGACCATTCGTAACCAGCCTCAACACCTTCAACCGCAGGAGGGTAATAGAACTGCCTCAGACCGGCCTGAATATACCTATCGACCTCACTGGTTAGCTTGTTGTCCCACTCCGTAGGGTCTACGTCGTACCCAAGAAACCTGCCGACTTCGATCTGCAACTCATCGTAGCTGATAGAAAGTGTTGATTCGGCCATGTTACGCTACTCCTTTAGCACCAAGTCTCCATCAACCATCGCGGCCATAACCGCAATCATCGCGAGGGCCTCGGGTGACAACCGGCCAGGCTGGAGCTTGTCTTTACGAACCTTGAACTCGCGGTAGATTGTCACCATGTTGTCTGAAAGTCGTTCCGTGTAACCCATCGACTGATACGCCTTCACGGCAAAGTCGTCGATGCGGTCCTCTTGCTCGATCTTGTCGGGCTCTTCTGTCTGCGTGGGACTGTCCATTGGTCGTTACTCCTGTGTGTTTGAAAAGCACGGGGCCGGGCCTTCCGGCCCCGTGCGACTATTCGATGTTAAGGCCTACGTCTCGGTGGCCCCACCAACGACGTCGGTGATCTGCCACAGACCGCCACCGAACTCAAGATACACGGCGTCGGCCGCTGTATCCATGCCGGTGATCGCTGCCAGCGTGGTCCCGACGATCTTGAGACCGTCGGTTGCCGGATCCACGGTGAGGTCGCTGGTTGCCAAGTCTGCAAGCAGAACGACAGCCTTCTTCTCACCGGGCAGAGTCCCTTGTGCCAGCACGATGTCCACGTCGCCGGAGATGTCCAAACCTCCGCAAACGTAAGACACGCCACCGACTAAGTGGCCCTGTGCCGCATTGCCAGCGTTCAAGAAGCTGACGAACTCAATGCCACCACACTCGTCTCCGGTAAGGAGATCGGCCTGACACGTCGGGTTGCCGGTGTAGGCATACCCGGTGCAGAGCAATGCCGCTGCCGGAGTCGTGTTAACCGCCGAGGCGCTCAACACCAAATCCGTGGCATCGGTAATGCTAGCAATCGTGTACTTGCCAGGAGTGATGTACTTGTCGGCGTCTTCCATCTCGCTACCACGAATGACAACCGTGTCACCCGCGGCCAGTCCGGCCGTGGCCGTCATGGTGAGCGTGAGGCCGTCGACGGCCAAGGACCATGTGCCCAAGATACCATCTTCGAGCAACGCAGCCGCCACAGTCTGACGAGGAATCGCGGACCCGCGACCCTTGTACTTGCCTGTGTAGAACCGGCCGCGATGTGAACCGGCCGCTCCCGCCTCGAAGGACAGAAGGCCATCGCCGATTTCTGAGTTGACACCCAACGCGATTACGGCGCCACGGCTGCCGGGGCAGCAAATACGCAAGCGCTGGCCTGCGTTCTTCGCGGAGTAGTTGCGTTCGACGACACCAGCAAACGCCTTGCTGTTCGACAGACTCGGACGCTCGACACGGTTGCAGCGGCGGCCGTCAAAGGCCGTGGCTGTCCCGTAGTCGGCGTTGTAGCACACAGCCTCACCCTGGCTGATCGCATCGGTACCTTCGTACCAGACCTCTTCGATAATGAGGTTCCCCATCTTCTGAGGGCCATTTACACTGGAATCCATAATGGTTTCCCTTTCTTTTTTCCTTCAGTTCCGATTAGCAGGTTACTTGCTGATGACGGTCTGACGGCGCAAGTCCGTGCAAACCATGTTCATCGACGCATCCAGGTCGACGCGGCGGACCAGGTGCTTACCCGGCACCATGTACGGCGAGGACAGGTTGTTTTCCCATCCTGCTAGCACGCCAACGGCGAGCCATTTCCAATCCAGCATGTAGATCGGATCGCTGCTGTCGTCGTCCAGCTTCGGCGCATACGTGACCGGGGTGCTCTTGAAGAGCGTGCGACCATCCTTGCTGGCCAGGTCGTTACCCAGGTTCATGTTCTGCGCTTCGAGTGCTTCCTCAAGCAGCCCGACAACGGTATCGTTGGTGTAGATGCCGTTCTTCATCGCGCCCAAGTTCGGAGTCGCGTGCGACACCGGGGAGCGGAACTTGGTCCGACGGTGCGCACGGCGCATCTTGCGGATCAAATCTTCCTTCGTGATGTTCACATACTGCGCGGTCCAGTTCGCCCACCGGGCGTAGTCCCCCGTGGAGATCCCGGCACGGCCATCGGTGAACCCGGAGGGGTTTCCGCCGTTAAAGCCTTCCGTGGCATTCTTCACGACCCAGTACGCAAGACCAAACGGGGTCTTGTCGTCGCCGGAGTCCGCAGGCTTGCTCCACAGGAGCTCCTCCATGAGCTCGTAAAACGAGACCATCATCGCCACGTACTTCGTGCGTACGAGGTTAACGATGGCCGTGCCACCGCGCTGGAACGCGGGGAGACGCTGGTCGTAGATGTAATGCGCGTTCACGTGCCGCACGTCCACCTTACCGGCCTTCATCGTGTCGTTCTCGGAACTTCCGTCTGTTTCGTACAGACCCACAGTACGCGCGGAATGGTTGTGATCCATCTGGACCTCAAACTCCCATTGCTGTCCGCCAGCGAACTGCTTTGACCGGTTCTTCCACATTTCACGGACAGCGACGTGATCGGTCAGATCAGTCTGCATGTCGATGAAAGCGCCTCGTTTGACGAGCTTGTTCTGCGTGAGCAGTACCGCATCATCAATTTCACTAAATGCCAAACCCATGACGATTTCTCCAATCCTAGTTTATTTTTTGTCGAAGTAAGCGCGATCCACTTCATCGGCAACGTCTTCAAAGGCGTCGGTTGTCGGGGTTGCAGTCGGTCCGCCTGGCCGGGATACGTGCTGCGTAGCGCGTTTCCCAAGTGCGACGGTCTTGGCGTCGGTAGCGATCTGTGTCGCCACGTCACCCAGCGAAATCGAAACAGCCTGATCGAAAATCGTGCCCTGATCGACGTCCTTACCCGCAGCCTTGTAGCCAGCGGTGAGAACTTCAACCTGCTCCTGTAGAGCAACACGCTTCTCCGGGGCTGCCTCAAGCGCCTTACCAAACTCCTCCCCTAATCCCTCAACCTTCGAGTCAAACGACGATTTCGCGCCGTCTTTCCCGTTTGCCGTGAGACCGCTTATCGTTTCCTGTTGCTGGCGAACGACGTCCTTAATGGCCGCGAAGGCTTTTACGACTCCCTCGTCGTACTCTTCGGGGTCCAGGTCTGGTATCGCCGCCAACGGATCCACATCACCAGCGTCGTCGGCATCGTCGCCGTCGGTGCCGGATTCTGCAACCTTGCCCTGCTTCTCCAGTCTGTCACACATTCCCCCAAGCAATGAAGCGTTGGGGTACTGTTTGGCTTCCGCCATTGACAGTCCGGCCTTTACAGCGCGTTCGAGCACTTCGTTTGTAAGGACATCATCACCAGCGGGAACAACGTCTCCGTCCGGCTTCGTCACTACAGTCTTGTCGTCCTCATTGCCGTCGCCGGGGGTCTTGCCTCCCAGCTCTTCCTCGCCCGTACGGACCTTCTCGGGTGGTAAAATCTTTTTGTCGGGATCTGCGCCATTGTCCTCGGCGGCTTCCCGGTCCTTGCGATCACTCTCGACCGAAACCATCGCTTCCTCTACTCCCGCGTCGATTTCTTCGGCCATCTCGGTAGAAACACTCGGATCGACAGGATTAACCTTATCGGCCGACGTCGGCGTGATCGTATCTTTTTTTTCAGGTGTGTCGCCCATGATTGCGTCTTTCTATGTGTGGTTTTATATGAAACTCGCCTTATCTACAAGCCCTCTTTTCTTGAGGGCCTTCCTCCGGTGAGAATGGTTACGGTAAATCGGATTGCCGTCCGGCGTAACTTCGGTAGGAACGCCACAGTCTGCCAGGTGCTTTCGGAGCGCACCGGCGTCCTCGGCTCCGACTCCGGATCCGATACACTCTATCGGCCAGCCTTTGGTCGGAGGGACCCCCGCAGCTTCGGTTGAGTAATCTCGGTGTGCTAGCACGCCCTCAATCTTGATATGCTTAGGGGCGGTCCCGAGACTACACTCGATCGTCCCCACGTCGCCGCCATCAGTGATGTAGCAATAGGTAGCCATTAGCTCACCGGCTTTCCGAGTGCGGCACCTTCGGCATCCTGGACCTTGCTGCCCATAAGCAACCTGCTCATTGTGTCGTCCTTACCGTGCCGCGTTGCTCCGGGGCGATTAACCCGCTCATAAGTCCTTTTCGTGTTCGCGGGCATAGTTGTCGGAGTGGGGTTGCCTTGCTCGGGCTGTGACGGCGTAGGTTCGCCGAACCTCACGATGTCTGCCAGCTCCGGGACGTTGCTGAGTCGCCCAACGATCTCCAATAGCTCCTTGAAGTCGATTTGCCCACCCTGCTGCTCCAGAAGCGGCATAGCGGGAAATACGTAGCGTTCGAGGGCCTGCCCGATTTTCTGTAGTTTGATCTGCGGCGTGTCGGCCTGCATCGAAAAGGCGTCGATGTCAAAGTTGTAGTCAAGCCAGTTACCCTCACGAGTCTCGGCGGACCATGTACGCCGTAAGGTGATGTCCGTACCCTTGACCGGCTTCTCGACCGTGCGTTTCCGGACCGGATCAGTCCACTCGTACCATGCCAGCGCCTTGAAGATGTCGCGGGAGAATGTGGTCGTACGGCTACGCATGAAGTTGACGCGAGCACTCGCGGCCTCACTGAGCAGCTTGTCCTGGCCGATCGTCTCTGTCATAGGGGCCAGTCCGCCCATCGTATCGAGATTGCCAGCAAAGTAGCTGAACAAGTCGCGACACTGTAGGTAGAAGGCCAGCGTAGCAGCGTCTATGCCGCCCACAGTGATGTTCTCCGGCTTCTGTCCTGCGTACTTTATACCCTCACCGTCAGCCGCCCTCTTGAGAGCCTCAACGGCCTCGTCATTCCCACCGGGAAACGCGGCGACTGTCTTCTTCGCGTCGGCCTGGCGACCCAGCTTGCGGAAGAGGTTATTTCCCAGCTCGTGCAGATCGCGCCACAGCGCCACCGGAGGGAGGGGCAGAAGGTTGCCCGGCACGTCCGAGAATCCGAGAAGGTTGTACGGGCCAGCTTCGGGGCCGTCCCAGTCGATCACCCGGAAGAGCTTGAGAGACTTCACGCCGTAGGTCACGAGCTTGTTGTTGCGGGGGATCCACACGTCGCGACACCAAACCTTTTCGCGGTATAGGCTTGCACCCTCGTTGACCGTGACGCCCTCGGCACGCTCTTCGCCGTTGTCGCCGTTTATGGTGTGCTCGTCGGGCTCCAGGTCGGTTGCCTTGCCGTCGTAGATGGCGCGTGCGTCGTCGACGGGGATCCAGTAGTCGTCTCCCTCGAACTGGATACCAGCACGGGTCTTGGCGCTCATGTCACAGAAATAGTTGTCGATACTCACCAGGTCGGCGAAGGCCTCGCCTTGGTCATGTCCGAGGATGGTCACTCCGGAGGAGGCCATACCTACCTTTACCACCGCAAAAGCAAACAGGGCCTCGATCACCGCACGGCGCAAGGTGTCGTCAAGACCGATTTCGTCGGGGATCTGATTGATAGCAATTTGAGTAGTAAGAGCAAACGATTTGAGAGAAGGAACTTTTGCTGTCACCATCGCACGCGGAGCGTTAGCGGCGAGTTGCTGCATGTAGATCGTGACGGCCAGCTCAAGGAAGTTTGTCGGTACGACCTTCTCCGTTCCTCCGTCGGCATAATGGTTGCCGACATACTGACGGATCGCTTCGACGCGTTTCTTGCGCGGGGTCTCGAACTGCCGGATAGACCAGTCAACAGCGGTGCGTAGGTCAGTGAAGTTTATTCCAAGATCAGCCATTTATTATTCCTTCGGAAGAGATTCCATGTCTTCCTCCCCTGATGGGGCTGGGCTGTTGCCCGTTATCTCGACCGGCGTCCGTTACCTCGCCCTGTGCCACGTCCTCTACCGCCTCGGTTTGGTTTGGCATCTCCGCGTTTGCCTACTCTTGGTGTTCCCCCGCATGACCCCTTTTTCGCTGCCATGATGTTCTCCTTGGGCTGTTGCCCTTGTTACTGCTCGTTACGGTTTTCTGATTCTCGCGATCCATATCGTTGCCTCGTCGATTGCGCCAGTATAGTAAACGCACAGAAGATCATTGCCGTCTTTGCAGAGTCCAGTGTACCCGCAATCGGTGGCATCCTGATCGAGTCGAACCATCGGGCGCATGAACCTCGTACCGCTCTCAAATAACCAG